GCGCTCCAATAGCAAAATAATCAACACTAACCGCACTACCACAGTCAATGGTGATACTGTTTGAACCTGCATCAAACGACACAAACTCAAACGGCTGCCAGTTTTTTAACGAGTTGACACTATAGCCGCTAGTCACGCCAACAGCCGACAATGTGGCACTTGTTACGCGGTTTTGATAACCAATAAATGCAGCATCAAAGCTCATTTTTTACGCCATATTAAAGATGTGACTTTAGAAACAAACCAATAAAGCACTAAAACTTGAACAACAACATAATACCAATATGCCATATTTTCCATATCACACCACCCTTAAAACAGCGCCGTCTTTGACTTCTTCACCTATGCGCTGCATTAACTTTAGCACCGAATCACGGCTATACATAGTGTTTTCTTCACCAAAAACACTCACATTAACGAAACGCTGCATGATAGGCTGTTGCTGTTGTGGTTCGGCACTTGCTGCACTTGCTGCGCCTACACCCGCACCGCCTCCGCCTGCACTACCACCACCAGCAAACGTAGCGGATTGAATAGCGCGTAACTGTGATAATTGACTTGCTAATGCTGCTGCACCCATAGCCACGCCAACAGGCCATCCGCCTAATTCCGTACCGTGTTTAAATGCGGCCATTACTGTTGACGGCACATTTATAACAGCTTCGGCTAGTCTAGCGGCTTTTGTTAGCTCAAACATCTTGCGGCTATGCTGTGACATACCGCCAAAATCTGCCGCAAAAAATGCTAATGTGCCTTGCAATTGTCCTTTTTGGAATGCCTTGTTTAGCTCTTGAACCTTGCTACCAGTTCCCATCATTATATCTAGTTTTTTAGCAGAGTGAGCTAACTCGGCCTGTAACTCGGCCTTTTTTAAATCATCTTTAAAGATAACCTCGCCCTCTTGTAATTCGGCTAGTTTATCCATTTTTTGTTGGTGCTGTTCGTCTAATAACTCAAGCTCGGTCAAGCCTGCGCGTCTGCTTTCTTCAATAACTTGCTGTATTGAGTTAATGCGGTTTGTACGGTATTCATCTTCGGCGGTTTGCTTTTCTAATAACGCGGCCTGTTCTTTTTCGCTAGCATCTAAAACCTGTTGGATAATATCATTATTAAACGCCTCATTAGCAGCTAAAACACCTGCTTTATATTCGCTATCACTTAACGCTTTTTGGTCGTTAAATTGTTTTAGTTGGCTTAGCAGTGCTTGAAAATGTACGCCCTGTAATTGTAGTTCACTCATGTTAGATTCAAGAGTCTGTTTTAATAACTCTTGTGCGGCCTTGCGTAACTCGTCTGCCTTTTTAGCGGCTTCACCATCATCACCCGCGCCCCTTGGTGCTGTTGGTTCGCCTGTTTTGTTTTTGTTTTTGACTTGGCTTGCTTCTTCAATCGCCGCATCTCTAAACGCCGCGCCTGCTTCGCCACCGATGCCGCTTGCAAAATCTTCTATGCCTGTTGTGGCAAATGATTCTAAAAATTCTTTAGTCTGTTTTACCTGTTCCATTACCGCGTTTAATGAGGCTGTTTTATTGATAGGTACAGGGTCAACAGGTGGCAAGCCTTTAAATTTATTATAGACGTTTTCGGCTTTAATCATTGCATTGGTTAAAGCTGCAACGTTAGTGTTATAAACGTCCATCACCGCGGCGACAGGCACGGCAACACCCATGACGATGATATTGCCCAATGTGCCAATAGTCGCTGCTGTGATTTTGACGATGCCATTGGTGGCGGTAAAGATGTTAATTAACTGTGCGCCAAGCTCAATGGATAAAAACGTGAGTACGCTTATATTGTTTTCTAAGTCGCTACCATCAACATTAAACATCGCGTTAAGGTTACGCGTGGCAACCGTAAAGGCTGGGCTTAAATCACTGCTTACAATCTCGGTCGTAGTACGCAAGTTAGCTATAAGTTTGTCAAATTCTTTGTCAGCCTCAATCGCGCGGCTTACGTCTAAATCATCAATTTTTGGTAGTAAATTATCAAACTCATTAGCCAATGCTTTTACATTAACTTCGGTGAGTTTTAACGCAGGCAACCAATTATCACCAAAAAGAGTAGCGCCTATTTGTGCTTTATCTGCCTGACTGCTAACTTGGCCTAAGGCGTTAGCAACTGTGATTAGCTGTTCATCTACGCCTAATTTGGTCAACTCGGACATTGACAAGCCGAGACGTGCAAAGGATTCTTCAAAGTCTTTGTTACCATTAGCCGCTTCGCCTATTTGCTCGTTAAGCGTTTTGGCCAAGTCAATCATCATGTCAGTTTCTAGGTTTGCACCTTCTGACACGGCTCGCAATCGCGCTAATTGATTGTAGGTAAGGTTTAGACTGTTAGCTAATGAGTTAAATTCGCGAACGCCGTTGTTTGTTGTTGTAAACAAAGCTGCGGCTGCAGCTGTCGCTGTAGCGATTGCAGCCGCTAACATTTTGGCTTTATCAGCCGATTGCCCAAAGCCACTAGATAACGAGTTGTTAGCTTGTTGGCCTTGCTGTTGTGTATTGTTTAACTGTTGGTTGACTTGTTGTAGGCTATTTTGTAACTGGGTTACATCGGCGCGTAAACTAATTATAAGGTCGTCAGTTGTTGCCATGAATTTTGTCTAACTCCTCATTTAGTTCGTGAAACTCGGCCAATGACATAGGCTTGCTGTAACTTTTGCCTGTACTTATTTCCATTTTATCTAGGTGCGTATCCCATAACGCCCAAAAGTCAAACGGCGTTAATTGCCACGCATCACGCGGCTGTATTGATAAGTAAATGACAGCACTCGACCACAGTTTATGCCAAATGCTGCCCTTGCCTACTTTTTTTCGCCGTCCTCTGACACGGTTTTGATGTCGCTATCACTACCCGCTGTCAAGATATTACCCGCAAAAGTGGCAATCGCAATCGCATAATCGCTTAATCGTTTTGACTTGAGCATGCGCTTGTAAAACTCTTCGCGTGTCCACCAATCAGGATAGCGGCCAGTGGTCGGCACTGCACAGGCAAGCAATGCTTTGGTGATGTCGCCTACTTTGGGTTGTTGCATTTGAAAAATTAACTCATAGATAGGCTTGCCTGTCGCCGTTTCTAGTTTGTCCAAATTCTCAAAACTTGGGACTAGATTAAACTCTAGCCCCTCGATGTCCAACAATACTAAACCGCGCATATTAAACCACCGCTGTATAAGTGATTGTACCCGCGCTTTCTAAGCTCATGCTAAAGTTTTCTTCTTTGTTGTATTCGCCTGAACGCTCACAACTAGAGATAGCCCATAAGCCTGCCCATGCCTCGCCTGTGCCTGATTCAATCTTGCAGTAGATATGCGTATTGGCATTAGCTGCAACCATGACATGGTCTGTAAATACCACGTTATCAGATACCACACCCGACACTTTGCATGAATAAGCACGAACACCCGCACCCTCCAACAATTGACGCGCACCGCTGCTGTCTTTGTCGGTTACATCTACAGTCTCATTGCTGATAGACAAAGAGTCCGTTTTACCGCCACCGATTACCGCAAAAACATCGGGGCCAGTGCTTGTGCGTACTTTGATACGAAAGTCACTACCTTTATACTTAGCCATTATGCCACCTCGCTGATTAACAAATTAAAACGCATCACGCCATGTCGGGTAACGCCGTCTGTATCAATAACCATGTCATGCCGTAAAAACTGACATAACACGCTTTGCCCACTATCTAAAGTCAAGTCTTGATTGTGCAATGCTGCATGGCATTTGTCCATCAAGCCGCGAATCTCTTTTGTTCCCTCGACTCGGCTGCCAATGTGCAATGTGATAACAGCCTCTAAACCACTATCATCTTTATTCGACCAATCAGCCGCACCGCCGTCCTCTAACCATATCTTAGGAAATGCTGTTTTATCGTCTAAAATCTCTTTAACTAAACCTACCAAGCCTGTTGTACCGTTTAGTTTTACCCATACAGCCTTGACGTAACTGTTAAACAAACTCATATCGGTGGCACTCCCTGCATATCGCGAATAGCTTGATTAACCGCGTTTTGTACAATAGCAATTGCCTGTTGTTTCTTAGCTTGTAACCCTTTGAACATAAACGGACGCGGCTGCAATCCTCTGCTTAAATCGCCATATTCTAGCCGCTTGGCATAAGGTGCGATTGAGTGAAGCGATAAAATACGCACTCTTAAATTTTGTAATTCAGGCTCAATTTGAATTGACCGCACCAAAAAACCTAGGTCGGTGGCGGGTGATTCATTCGGAGCGGATGCTGTATGTGTCCTGTTCGGATTGGTCTTGACGTAAGTTTTACCACCGCGTGGTGATGTTTGAATGTTACGTCTTACCTCAGTTGCTACCATCTCACCTGCAATAATAAGATTAGCCTCAAGCCTACGTTTTAAAGCTGCGTTTAATTGTGCTACTAATGACATTATGCAGCCTCCAAAACGAACCTAGAGCCGTCCTCTAACAACAAGAAACTGCTATCTTCTAACAGTATAAAATTGTTATCTATTCGGCTAACAGTATCGGCACTTTCTAACGTAATCGAATATAAACCATCTTTGTTATATTCGCCAGATGTCTCAAAAGCCGATAAGATAAAACCACCTGAATATATTTCGCTATTATTACTATTGATTTTTACGTTAAGTATTTCGCCTGTATTTGCCGCGTAACTGATTTTTTTATAGCTGTCTGCACTACTAATGCAGCCCTGTGCCTTAATGCTCACTGACTGTATGCCGCAATTCTCTAATAGTTCGCGCTGTAAATCGCCTTTGCTAGTCACATCAACCGTTTCATTATTTACCGCCACAGTGGTTGTACGCATCGCGGCTAATACCGTAAATACGCTATCAATCTCAACCTCTAACAAAAACAATGCGCCTTTCATTGAGCTGTCGCTCCCCATAACTCGGCTTTGATGTCGTAAAAATCTAGGTCATCTTTATTTCGACTAATGCCAGTAATGCGGTAAATCTCGTTACGATGCACAATGCGTATATTATCGCTATCCCTTGTTGCAGGTACTGTGACTGCTTGGTTTTGTCTAATTGTAAAAGTATAAGCCTGTGTATGTTGATTCTCACCACGATAAAACCTTTCACGCTCGCTCTGTGGTATCGCTTTCGACCATGCTGGTGTTAGTGTTGACCATGTGCTTGTCTCGCCGCCTTGGCCATCGCTTACTTTAGCGCATTGCTCAATCGTGATACGGTGCTTTAGCTCGCCAATGTTCATACGTTAAATACTCGGTATTGATTCAACACGCTAACAACATGAGCAGGTAAATCGTAAGAGCCGCGATTATAAAAACGGTATGTGACAAGGTCTTTTAGGGTTTGTGTAAGTGGTGCTAGGCTTGATAATGCTGTGGCCATTGTCCACTCGATAACGATTAACTCATCGTTTGAGTAGTCATAATTGAGGCGTAAACAGCCTGTTACTTCGTTAAATAAATAATCTGTAATTGTATCGCCGTCAACAGTGACAACGACCGATGATGCGGTAATTCTAGGGGAGTAAAAACGATTTTTAATTGTTTCTGCAATGTATTTACTGCGCCAAACCTGAGGCCGTAATACGTTTTTAGTGTATGACTCTACCTCACGTCTGCATGAAGTAATCAAAGAGCTAATCAAGCTATCTTCATCACTGTTTTCAACTTTAGCCCAAGTCTTAACTTCGGCTGTCGTTATCGGTTCACTTCCCGATTCACTGATTAAAATAGACATGATTAGCCCTTTTTATGGTTAGTTAGCTTGGGTCAACTTCGCCTTGCAAACGTAAACCAAACTTAACAAACGATGCGCCAACGCTTAATGTAGATGCAGCAGCAGTTACGGCTGTTGCGCGTACATAGCGTTTGAAACCAACATAGCCAATGCTAGAAACGCCTGCTGCTGTTAAGGCTGCACTTGCTTCGGTATTGGTTAAATTAGCATCGGTAACGGCTGCATAAGTCACATTATCATCGGAGTCTTCGATTAACGGTGTCACACTACCGTCAGTATATTCGCCGACTTGAAAAATCAATTCCAAGCCCTCGCTGCCTTGACGGTCAATCACCGCACCAACCACATCTTCGCCATTGGCAACGGCTGTTAATGCAATGGCAACGCCTACGCCAATTTGATTGTGTAAATCTTTATTGATAGTCATGTTACATTGCTCCCATTAAGCCTTGAATTCAACAAAACGTACGGCTTCGGAGTTCACCAAATCGCCACCTGTGCGCTTAGTAAAGTACCATTGCACCACATCAGGATTAGTGATGTTGTCACGAATGACATTAACGCCGCGTCTGTCAACAATTTGATACGCTTGGTTTAAATCACCAACGAACATAGACAAACTATCGTTAGCAATATCGGCCATGTGGTCAAAATCAGGAACAACAGGAATACCTAAAATCATGCCAAACGGCGAATCAGTTAAGTTCCAAGTTGGCTGCCAAATAAAGTTACCATCGGAGTCCTGCAACTTCATTGCTTCGGCAAAAGTGAAGCGATTCATACCCCAAATAGCACCTGCACGATAAGCACCGCGTAAGGACATAGCAGCATCAATCAAAATCTTGCCACCGTTAGGAGTTGCAGCAAAACCACCATTTACACCAGTTTTGAATTTCTGCACTGTACCCCATGCACGGGTATTATCACCTGTGTATGCAGTAGCAACTGTCATCATGCCGCGTGGTTGTAATATACCGTTACCTAACAAGAAACCGTATGCTTCACCCTCTGCAAAGCCTTGTGCCGCATCATTAACAATCATTGCTTCGATGTCGTAATCAGCATCTTCAAGCATTTCAGTGGTGGCGGTTGGGTATGCGTAAAGTTTTTTAACTTTGATTTCGTATTGACCAAACTGCTTAGTCGCTGTGGTACTTGGCGTATTGCCTTGAAAGCCCCACGAATAGCTGTTACGGCCATTGTCAATTAAACCTGTCACTGTTTCTTTGCTTGTGTTTTTAACATTGGCAAAACGGCGAACAGGTGAATTGTCGTGAATACGTTGAATAATGCGGCCTGTAGTATCGGACGTAGTTAAATAACCGCCGTCAGGATTAGTAATAGTGCTTAATGCTTTTTGTTCAGTGTCGCTTAATTGCATACCGCGCATTTTTTTAAACAACGCGCTTTTTGCTTCACGCACTTCTTTAGTTAAACCATCACTGCCCGTTTGAATCTGTGCAGATTGAGCGGATTTAACTTCTTGAATAGCTTGAATCAATCCAGTGATGTCGTTTTGAATCGCATCTTGTTTGGATTTTGTTTCAGCTAAAACATCACCATGCTTTTTAACTTCGGCAATGGCTTCTTGTTGGGATTGGCGCAATTGAGATACGGCATTGCCTGCATCATCAATTAACTTTTTAACTTCGGTAATATCAGTCATGGGACTAACCTCGCAATGTTTGATTAAATTTCACTAATGAAGCGGCTAACTCATCATAATTAGGC